GAACTGGTTGATAAAATTGTTTACACATATAAATTTAATAATCTACCAAACATTGATTATTTAAAAGATGATTGCAAGGTTTGGCTCACAACCATTCTGAACAAATATGATCCAAATAGAGGCTCAAAAGCATTCTCTTATTTCAGTGTCATCACAAAAAACTGGTTTATTCATAAAGTAAAAAAGAATGCTCAAGCAGCTAGAAGAGAAATCAATATTGATGACGCGATGAGAAGTGCTAATCAAACTTTCATTGTAGAAAAAAATAGATATGAGGTTGCTCGTGAAAAAGCAGAGTTCTGGAATGCATTACTAAATTTTGTTAAAACTCTAGAAAAAAATAATAGTGTTATAAAAAATGAAAATGATAAAAAGGTCATAAGTTCAATTGAATATATGCTAGAAAATATGGAAAAAATAGAGATATTGAACAAAAAAGCCATTTATTTGTATCTTAGAGAAATGACTGGGTTGACAACAAAGCAGTTGGCTCCAACACTCAGAAAAATAAAAATAGAGTATAAATACTTCATAACTGAGTGGAATAACTAAATCTGGCGCTGCACCTAATTATCTATGAGGTATAAACATGGATAAAGAAAAACTTATTTTAGAAGCGTTGGATAACATTAGAAATGACAGAACAACGACTGAAAGTTTATTAGTTGATCTCCAACAAGAAATAAACCAAAATCAGGTTGAGAATGTGAGGGCGGGTTTAGTAGCAGCTAAATATGTTGAGACCCTTCAGCGCTCTAATGAACAACTTGTAAAGGTTTTACACCTCCTTCAGAAAGCCGAACAACAAAATGGCAGTGTTGAATTGTCTGATAATGAGAAAGACAATCTGTTTGAGTTGATTCAGGGCGAGATGAACGAAAGGGCGGCAGGAGAGGAATAGTGTCTTCGTTTACAGATACAAATACTGAATATTTTTCACAATATTTCCCAGACGGTTTAACTTATGATGACATTACCCAAATGCTGTTCAACCAGATGGCTAGAACAGTTGAGGCAAAATATACTTCTGAGGAGCTTATTCGTGTTGGTATTGTAAGAAGAGTAACAGAAATTGATGATTTATCTCAAATTAATTCAATCTCTGCAAAGGATAGAGTTGTTTTTGGTCGTGCCCAGACAGTCTATGCAGTCAATATTGAAATTAGAAATTTAACAGAAACTTATGAGTCACTCGTGGCTAAAACTATAAATAAAGAACAGTTTTATAATTCAATGCCAGAGGTAATTGTAGATCCTACCATAGTTAAGGATAGGGTTCCAAAGGAACACGAGGTTGTACTTTTGGGGTATGACGTACCAAATGAACTTTTATCTGTAAAGCTTGCAGGCTTTCCTTTTAATGAACCTTTTCTAGATCCAAACTTAAATTCATATTCAGTGGGTAAAAAACAAACAGCCAGATCGGCTTATCCAAGCGGGGCATAATATGGCAGAAATTAAAAGTCAAAGAAAACCAGAAAACGCAACACCGACAAATCAAAATACTGATAGTGCGGTCACTTTGCTTTCTAAGCAAACAGGCGAACCAAGAACACAAAAAGCCCTACAAAAACCTAAGTTTGGTGAAAAATTATTAGGACCAGTCATTATTAAAGGCGAAGCCGACTCCGCACTGTATATGGGACAAGACGAAAGATATGGAACCACGTTGACAGAAAATCAGGGCGGTGGCGATTTTTCTAATAAAATTGTTTTAGCAGTTGGTTTTTTGAACGAAGGAAAAAGTGATGGTTCAGAGGTCAAGTTGTATGATCCCAATTTAAGATACGGCGCAGGTCTTACAATTTATCAAAGAACTGACACGGGAAAGGATCAAGCCTTTGAAAAAGGTGTAACTTCCAGCGACAAAAAATTAAAAAATAAAGAAAGAAAAGCTACAACATTATCGCCCCAGAAGGCAGTTTCTGTGATTGAAATGAATGCAGATGTGATAGAACTTAAAGCTAGGAACGGTGGCGTAAACATTATTGCTGGTATAGACCCTACAATACCCTCATATGGCGACAAGGAAGACAGAGACAACGCAAATGTAAACTATGTCGGGGTAAGCCTTATTGGCGGCGGAAATCCCAACACAGACGTTTTATCAGACCCAGATAATGTTAGAGGTCTTCAACCGATGGTCAAGGGCATTACTTTGCAAAAAAGAATGACTGAAATGACAAAAAGAATTAGTGATGTTAATAAAGTCGTTTTAAAGGTTATAAAAGCTCAAAAAATATTAGAGACGGCATTGGCATTGCACGTCCACCCAGTTGTTCCATTGGTTCCGGTTACTGGACCCAGTATTGATTTGGCGATTGCGATCGGTGCGGTAAAAACTCCGTTAGATATATTTAATGTATTAAGCAATATAACAGCTAAATATAATCAGGTGGCACTCGGAATAAACTGTTCCTCTGTTTCCAAAGGCGGCTTCACAAGCCAGTTCAACAAAACAAATTAAAATGGCAGATAGTAAAAAAATACAACCAGCAAAAGATACTGGCAAAAAGGTTCAAAAAGCAAAAGAAACTCCAATTGTTTCTACAAGTGCTGGTGAATATATCGCTAAGACTTGGGCATATGGTACATCGGGCTTTCAATTAATACAAGAATTAGATAGTGCTATCGCTGCTTTAGCAAATATTGATTTTTCTGATGCCCCCGGCTGTAAAGGTGTTAAGCCAGTTCAATCTAAGTCAGATAAGCCTTTTGATTTTGTAAAAGAAACAGGTAACCTTCTTAAAGATGCTGGAAAAGCTATACCGGGTTGTGCCCCTTTCATAAATGATGATTTCGCAAGCGAAGACAAGGACACAGCAGACGTTGTTCTTGAGAGCACATTAGCAGCATTAAATTTTTTAATAACCGCAGAGGATCGTTTCCCAGCTTGTGCAGAGGAACAATTCAGAAGGTTTTTAGCGGTAATCCCCGTACAATATTATTTGCTTCTGTTGTTGTCAAAGGTAGCGTCAAAGGTAGCTGATTTTGATGTCATCACACAACAAATTGATACGCCGTGCGGAACTTCATTTGAGCAGATAAAAGAATTCAAATCGCGCATACCACAAGTTGATATTCCGCTCATACCTGAACTACCATACATAAACATTCCAGATATACAGAGCAATTTAGATAGGTTCATATATGAGCTTCTTTGCGTGGGTATTTGTTCGGTCACGACCGCAGTGATCCAAAGAGTAGCTCCACTTTTAACCGACAAGGGCGACGACCTCAAAAGATACCTTTTTGCTGAAGACCCAGAAAGGATTGTTTCTTTGAGAAAAATTCCTATCACGCCCTACATTACGCCCGCTGCGCTTGAAGCTGCTAGAAAAAATAAGATAATCCCTCTTAACGTTACTGACCAACAGGTATTAGAGTATCTTGAAAAAATACAAAAAAGAGAGGATGTTGGACAAGAGGAATATATATTTTTGTTTTTAGGACAAGCAAATTGCAACATTCTTTTAAAAGTTCAAGCTGAAAAAGACACAGAGGATCTTTTAAAACTTAATAGTGATAATAAAATAGTGACATTCTTTTCATTCTTAGGAAGTTTTATAAACTTTATAGATTTGCTAGAGAACTCAAAAGGGGAAATTTGTCCCCCAGATCCCTGCGATATCAAGCCAAATGAGATTGAGGGGATTTTAGCCACTGTTACAGATTTATGTAGGTTGTTAAATCCCGAACAAGGTCTGCCACCATTGCCGCTTGGCTCAATGATGGACGCCCTCGGCGCAAATGATTTCATTGTTAACAACACATATGAATCTTACAAAACGATTCCAACATTAAATGAGTCTTATCAACCCTATATTAATGATTTTTTTACCGATGGACAGACAGTCGTTGAAAAGCTATTAAAATTGAGTGTGGATTCAGAAACGGATTTTGTTGCAATTAGTATAGACGCTGACATTGGTGTTTTAGGGATTTTTGGCAAAACAATAATTGAGAAACTTGATTTAAAACAACAAATTTTCACGGATAATAAATTAAAATTTGGTGAATTTGATAAGGTTATACAAAAAAATTGGCTGTCTGAGGTTGATGGAGGCAAACTTAATTTTTCCAATGACGTACTTGTAATATCAAATTATTCTGCCGTTTCTGCTGATGAGAATAAGCAAAATCTTAATGATTTTATGAGAAGATACTTAGAGGCTAGTTATCCATTTGCCGTATTGAGCCTCTTGGGCGCTGATATTCCTGCAAATTCTGATGTTGATACCTATTATGATGGATGGAACTTTAACGACACAGAATTTTTTGCCGATGCGAGTGATAATAATGACAACGCAAGGTATAATCCCGGCAACCCCCCGGTTAAATTTAATGGATATTTAAAATATACAAAACCAATATTAAAAAATCAGTTAAAACAAATACAAAAAGATACTAAAGTTGATGTATCCACTGACGAAGGAAAGGAAGACTTGAATGAAAATCTTAAATTTGCCCTGTCTAAACAGGATTTTGGGTTATAAATAATGCTTAATTTTAAAGAGTACACGCTGACATCGTTTAAAAATCTCTTTCAAGAGAGATTTAAAAATCACTTTCTTAAGAAAGCAGGAAAAGACATTTTTAAGTTTCAGTACGATGCTGGCTTTTTGGGTCTTTTATCAGAAAATGGTGATAGCTCAAAGGCTGTAGAATATTTTGTCAATTTAATTGACAACGATAATCTTTATACAAATTTATTTAATAGTTTTTTATCTCAACCAGATACCCCACAAAAAACAAAAAATTATTATCTTTTTGCAGCCCACTATATGAAGAAAAACAATTACCCAAAGGGTCTGTCGGACATAGATGATACTTTAACAAAACAACAAAATGCAATAATTGGATTAAAAGAAGTATTTGCAAATGAATTATATGAACACTTAGTTATTCTTAATAAAGGAGACAAAGGCGAGGGGAAAATATCTCTAGATGACATCAAAAAAACTATTACAAAAACCTTTGTCATTGATAGTCGGGTTAAACAAGAGATCACACGTTTTAATTTACCATATTATTTTTATGCTTACTTTAATAATTCACAAACTAAAAATTTTGGAGGTGTTGCGACAGTTGATCCAATTCCAGCAGATCGCGATGTTCTGTTCAATGGTATTAATTTAGATACCGTCAATGCTGCCCCACTTTTCACATTGGATAGGAAAAGTTTGTTGTATAACAATGTGGCTTTAAAATTTCAAAATAGAATTTTTAATAAACAACAATATCTTGAAAATAAAAAGAACGCAGCAGCAGGTTCGTTAAAAGTAGTAGAGGAAAACAATACAGCGTATCTTTCTACCACACAGCAGGCAAAATATACCGATTTATTAGAAAAAAATGGTGCGTATATCGAATTTTACTTTAGATATAACAATATTTTTGATAAAAAAGAAACAAATGTCATTGGTTTTGACACTGGTCAGCCAATTAGTATCCCATACAGCAATGAGGATAAAAATAATTTACCACAAGACGTAAACTATTACTCTTTTAGAGAAATGTTATCATATTGTTTATATTTAAAATCTGCGTTGATACCAGCACTTGATAAAAATGGCAATGTCGTTCAAGCACCTTTTACTTCACCCGCTTTTTTATCACCAAATTTAAATATTTCTTTTGGAGCTAGACTTGTTGTAAACTCGCCAAACCTTGAACAATTGATACAAGGCGAGATAGCCCCTAAAGGTTCTGAGATTTATTCCACATATAATAAGCTCTCACCGGGTCAAGGTGAAGTTAATATGGCGGCAGTGACGCCCAAAGAGTTGGATCCAAACCCCTTTGATTTGGTAGAGGCTGCTAAATCTTACGCTGCTAAAAATAATATTAATAGTACCTCCAAAAATAAAACTTTTGTGTCCAATTTTTTAGATCAAACCACAGGAAACAAAAAACAGCTTTTGTTCAACGTAATGGGGGCAAATATGAATCCATTCTTTAAAGGTTTAAAAACTTGGTCTGAAAAATTTTATAGTGTGAGCAACCTTAATTCAGTGGTATTGGGAGAGTTTGAAATTAAATTATCTAAGGCACAGGTAGAAAATTTTCTTCAAATAATAAAAGGTCCTGTCAATATCAACGAGTTTGAATACGTTGATTATATTATAGACGAGGAAATTATTCAAAAATATTACGATGATGTAATTGATGGTCTTGTTGGGCAGGATGTTGTTAATAAGTATTTAACATCAGAATTAAATTCGCTGAGTTCAGTTGGATCTTTCTACACTGGTAATGATGATGCTTATAAAATTACTACAAAAGGCACTATTTTAGAAGGCGAAAATGATGCATTAAAAGAAGAAGCTGGCAAGATGGACGATATTATCGATCAAAACCTAATTACTTTAATAGATTCGGTTGAGGCATTTTAAATGGCAGTTGGCATATCAGCAAAATTACCTTTAGCTTACACAAAAGCAGATGGTCCTTATCTTTTAACAAAAGACTTGACAGAAAACACAAAGCAGAATTTAAAAACTTTGATTTTTACAAATCCCGGTGAAAGAGTGATGAATGTTGATTTTGGTGTTGGGTTTAGCGCTCTTTTATTTGAAAATGCAACAGATAGTGTTTTAGAAGACCTCCGAGAGAGACTATTTACTCAGGTAGATAAATATTTGCCTTTTGTAAGGATAGTTGATGTTAAAACTGAATTGAATGAAAATACTGCATTCCTAAGAGTGGAGTATGTCATTTCAGGTTTAAATATCAGTGATAATTTAGATTTAGATGTAAAGAGTAATTTGTTTTAGGAAAAATAAGTAATGACAGCAAAGAAAACAAAACCTGTAAAATATGCTAGTAAAGAGTTTGATACTATAAAAGAAGAATTGGTGAATTACGCCAAGATTTACTACCCTGACACTTTTAAGGACTTTAATGATGCGTCATTTGGATCTTTGATGCTTGATACAGTCGCCTACATAGGAGACATGCTTTCTTTTTATATTGATTATCAGTCAAATGAGTCATTCGTAGATAGCGCGATTGAAACAAAGAACTTACTAAAACTTGCAAAACAGTTTGGATATAAAAATCCCGCCGCTTTTTCTGCAACTGGCAAAGCGGCATTTTATGTTCAAGTGCCTGCTGGCACCGATGGCAGACCAAACACGTCTCTCATACCAATTTTAAAAGAAGGGACAACACTAAGTAGCAACGCTGGAACATCTCTAATATTAACATCAGATGTTGATTTTTCAAGATCTGATACCGAGGTCGTCGTTGCACAAACAGACGCAAATGGAGACGCAACAAGCTTTGCATATAAAGCGTATGGAGATGTCATAACGGGTATAATTGAGTCTGAAATATTATCAGTTAGCTCATATCAGAAATTTTTGAAATTGGCGCTCTCTGCCGAGGATATAACAGAGATTATATCAGTTGTTGATAGTGAGGGTAACGAGTATTTTGAGGTTCCATACTTGTCACACAATGTTTCTTTACAGCCGGTGAGGAACCCTAATAAAGCTGGGGAAAACGACGCACCATATATTCTTAGAGAAAAATTAGCAGCAAGAAGATTTATTACAGAAATTGACGAGGCTGGTGTTGTTTATTTGCAATTTGGATACGGTTCAGAAACAAGTTTAAAAAATGACGAATATCCAGATCCTGCTTCAGCTACACTGGAGCGCTTTGCGAGAGACTACTACTCAGATGATAGTTTTGATCCATCAGTATTATTAAAAAATGATAAGTTTGGTGTTGTGCCTCCGGTTGGCGATCTGATCGTAACATATAGAAAAAATGAAAATTCATCAGTTAATTTACCTATAAACTCTATTGATTCAATAACTTTTCCAATTTTATCTTTTACTTCTGACGATCAACCTAGTTCTAATATTGTACGAACAATGGAAAACAGCTTAGATGTAGAAAATGAAGAG